TTTTTGTCCATAGAAGATAGTAATGATGACGAAAGTACTTTAGATGATGATCAAAGAAAAAAACTTAGAGATAAATATTCAGAATGATTTATTTTAGAGAGCACCTGCCGGAAGATGGGTGTTTTCTTTTGTTGGATTTTGGTGTATGATAAAAGAAAATGGAAGGAGTTACATATAGTTATGGAATTCGACACAAAGCAGAAAGTTTTGTTGGCAATTTATTTGGAGTATCAAAAAGATATTCCTGATATGTCCAGTATAAAAGCTGAGACGGTAGGCGTGGATCGCAAAGTGTTTGATATAGCTTTGGATAAACTAGATAACGAGCAGCTAGTGAAAGGCATAAAATTTTCAAGAGGATCGCAAAATGAAGTGTTAATGGCATTTATAGATACCGCTAAGATGACCACAAAAGGTTTGCAGTACGTGGAAACAAAATTAGATATTCAGCCAGAGAAAACAGGATTGGAGAAAGTCAAGGAGGTTAGCCAAAAGGCAGCAACATGGGGGTGGAATGAAGCTAAAGATTTTGCAGCCAAAGTGCTATCAGAATTAATTCAAAGTCAGGCATAAATAATAATTCAGGACTACCCACCAATGGCTCTTTTTCTATACCCAAAACAAACAAAGAGAAAAGGCCGCCTATTCGGCCGCCTCATCTCTGCAAAGTTCGTCCAGGGTAATGCCCAGAGCATCGGCCAGTTTAATCATGGTTGATACCCGGCCGTCGTCCCGCCGTTCCAGATCTTCGATGGTTCGCTGGGGAACATCAGCCAACTCCGAAAGAGCACGGAGTGATAAACCTTTGCTGTTTCTGATTTGTTTAAGTTTCATAGTAATACCTCCTAAAATAAGATTAGAATTAGGCCTATAACGATTACGATAAGCCATAGAACAGAGAAAACAAGAATCAGTAAGTTTTTAGCAGTTTTTTTCATGTTGTTTTCAGAATGGAAATGTGTTATATTTTAGGTGGGGAGGTTTCCCTCCCCGTTGATTAATGGAAGCTTTCTACAATCATTTTAATGACTGCTAAGAAAGTTCCGATTTCCAAGGCAAGCTGTGTAAGTGCTCGAACCACTTTTATTAGCTTGCCTATTTGTTTTTCCATTCTGACCACCTCCTTTCTATGGTTTAATTATACCACGTATATACGTGGTAGTCAAGCATAAAATGTATATTTTGTAAATTTTTTTCGCATCTATCACAAGCGGTAGGTGCTTTTATTTTACCCGAAAGGAAGTGAGTCTGATGGCATTAACACCCAAACAGAAAATATTTGCCGACGAATATCTAATTGACCTTAATGCCACCAGAGCCTATAAGATGGCATATCCGAAGGTAAAGAAGGATGAGGCAGCAAGGGCAAATGGAAGCAGGTTGCTAACAAATGCTAACGTTGCATCTTATATTGACAAGCGTATAAAGGACCGGGAGAAACGCACGGAGATCACTCAGGATCGCGTGCTGCAGGAACTGGCAAAGATCGGCTTTGCTGAGGTCACCGATTTCGTTACCATAGAAGGCCATTCCGTCAAAGTAAAAACAACGGATCAGATGCCTCGTGATAAACTAGGTGCCATTGCAGGAATCAAAGAAGGAGCGAATGGTATTGAGATTAAGCTCAACGATAAAGAGAAGGCCCTGGAGCTAATCGGCCGGCATTTAGGCATGTGGAATGATAAGGTGGAACTGTCAGGTGAAGTAAAGACGAACAATCCATATGAAGGATTGACGACAGAAGAATTGAAGAAGCTGGTCCATGGTGGATAGAGCGGACATAATCAGGGGAGCTCAATGCGAATTAGCCCGCAGGGAGTTCTTTTTTTATTGCCATTTGAAGGCGCCGGACTTTTACAAAGAGGACCGGAAGTACCTGATAGATCTCTGTAAAGCCTTCCAGGACTTCGTACAGTCTGATGATGAGGTTATGGTGGTCAATGAGCCGCCGCGCCATGGCAAGAGCCGTACGGCCGGCCTCCTGGTCGAATGGGTACTGGGAAACGACCAGAGTCAAAAGATCATGACCGGTTCCTACAACGAGACGCTTTCCACGATGTTCTCGAAAAATGTCCGCAACGATATCATGGAGGAAAAAGCAGATCAGATCCGGATCGTGTTCTCGGATATCTTTCCAAATGTTCGGATCAAGCGCGGTGACGGTGCCATGAACCTGTGGAGTCTGGAGGGCGGCTATAACAACTACCTGGCTACCTCTCCAACCGGTACGGCTACAGGTTTCGGCGCTTCCTTACTGATTATCGACGACCTTATCAAAAACGCCGAGGAGGCGAACAACGAACTGACCAAAGAGAAGCACTGGAGCTGGTTCACGGACACGATGCTTTCCCGTCTGGAAGAAGGCGGCAAGATCATTATTATCATGACCAGATGGGCCAGTGACGACCTTGCAGGTCGGGCCCTGGATCACTTTAAGGAATCGGGTGCAAGAATCCGCCATATCAGCATGAAAGCTCTTCAGGACGATGGAACCATGCTTTGTGATGAGGTGCTGTCCCGAAAGTCCTATGAGGCCAAAATCAAAGCTATGGGCGCGGACATCGCGTCAGCTAACTATCAGCAGGAGCCGATCGACTTGAAGGGCAGGCTGTACACCAGCTTTAAAACATACAGTGGAGAATTGCCGCAGTTTAAAGAGATCCGGAACTATACAGATACCGCTGATACCGGAGACGACTATCTGTGCAGCATTGATTATGGAGTAACATTTGCCAGCGAGGCTTATATTCTTGAGGTGCTGTACACCAAAGAGCCGATGGAAGTGACAGAGCCAGCGACGGCCGGGATCCTAAAGAAAGACATGGTGAATGTGGCGGATATCGAGTCGAACAATGGTGGCCGCGGCTTTGCCCGGAACGTGGAACGGATTCTTCAGCAGGAACTGCACAGCAATCACACGATTGTCAGGTGGTTCAGCCAGAACAAAAACAAACAGGCACGCATCTATTCCAATTCCTCTTGGGTGATGCAGCATATTTACTACCCGGAAGACTGGAGAAATCGCTGGCCGGAGTATTACGACGCTATGGTGAAATATCAGAGAGAGGGTAAAAATAAGCATGATGATGCCCCAGATGCCACTACGGGTATTGCTGAGAAGATCGGCGCCGGTAGTGCATTTAGTTTCGAGTAGGAAAGAAGGTGAGAAGATTGTTAATTGAATATGGCAGTGAGACACGGCGAATCAACGCAATTGTGAACGCAGGAGCCAGAACTATGATGGGAGATATACGTTTTCTGGAGAAGGAAATACAGAAGTGGAAACAGTCTCCTGTGCGTAAGACAATGATGCTTGCGGAACGATATTACCAGGGGGATCATGATATACTTCATACGTCACGAAAAGCCATTAACGAGAAGGGAGAGCTGGAGCCGGTCAGTAATCTTCCAGATAACCGGATCGTAGATAACCAGTACCAGAAGGCGGTTGATCAGAAGAAAAACTATCTGCTGTCAAAGCCTTTTACAATTACGACTGAAAACGACGCTTATACAGAAGCCTTAAAGGATATTCTGGATAAACGTTTCATGCGTTCCCTAAAACGTGTGGCCGGTGACTCTATCAATGGCGGCATTGGTTATCTGTATCCATATTACAATACAGAGGGGAGGCTGTGTTTCAAACGGTTTAATAATTACGAGATTATCCCGTTTTGGGCTGATGAGGAGCACACGGAGCTGGATTGCTTTGGGCGGCTGTATCAAATTGATGGCTATGAGGGAGAGACTGAAAAGACATATGAGTTTTTCGAACTGTACTCTAAAGATGGCGTTGAACGATATCAATTAGATGGAGCGCATCTGATTCCCGATGTGATGCACCCGTCCGGCGCCCATTACCTGGTGGAACAGCACGACCCGGACGGAAAGCATGTGGAAGTACCTTATAACTGGGAGCGAGTACCGCTTATTCCATTTAAGCGCAACGCCCATGAAATACCGCTGATCCGGTGCTGTAAGAGCCTTCAGGACGGAATCAATCTGATGGTGAGCAGCTTTGAGAATAACATGTGTGAGGACGCCAGAAACACGATCCTGATTCTTGTCAATTACGATGGTCAGAATCTGGGAGAGTTCCGTAAGAATCTTTCACAGTATGGAGCAGTGAAAGTACGAAGCGACGGAACGGGATCAGGCGGAGATGTAAAAACCCTGACAGTAGAAGTTAATTCAGAGAACTATAGAGCAATCTTGGAAATTTTCAAACAGGCGCTAATCGAGAACTGTAAATCCTATGATGCAAAAGATAACCGGCTGACAGGTGATGCCAATCAGATGCATATACAGACGATCTATCAGGATATCGAGTTAGACGCGCAGGATATGGAAATGGAATATCAGGCAGCCTTTGAAGACCTGTTCTGGTTTGTGGATCAGTATCTGATGAATTCCGGAGGCGGGGACTTCGAGGCGATAGAGGTAGATATCACATTCAACCGAAACATACTGGTGAACGAGACGGAACTGATTGATAATTGTATGAAGTCCGTCGGATTCCTTCCGACAAAGCTGATTCTGCAAAAACACCCATGGGTGGACGATGTGGAGGAGGCTATGAAACTACTGGAGGAGGAAGAACAAAAGAAAATGGAGCAGATGGATCCTTACCAGAAGGCTTTCGGGCAGAAAAAGCCTGGAAAGGAACTGGAAGGCGGTGATAACCTGAATGGCGAGACAGAATAGTGCTTACTGGCAGAAACGAATGGAGGCCCTGGAAGATAAGCAGTATCAGAATGGCGCGGAGTATTACAAGGACGTCCAAAAGCAGTTCAGGGAAGCATCAAACAATGTTCAGGTGGACATTGAACGATGGTACCAGCGTCTGGCCGACAATAACAATCTTAGTTATGCAGGAGCAAAAAAGCTGCTTAAGAAGGACGAACTGGACGAGTTTCACTGGTCTGTAGAACAGTACATAAAGGCAGGGGAAGAGAACGCAGTGGATCAGAGGTGGCTGAAGGAACTGGAAAATGCATCAGCCCGCCACCATATCTCTTATCTGGAGGCCATGAAGCTTCAGACTCAGCAGCACGCAGAACTACTATCTACAGAGTTTGAAGGAGGCATGACAGAGTTTCTTCATAAATCCTATGGTGATCAGTATTACCATACCGCGTTTGAGATTGCCAAAGGTACCGGCCTGGGAAGCAATATGGCCCAGATCGACAGCCGAACCATAGATACCCTGATTAAAAAGCCCTGGGCCCAGGACGGAAAGAACTTCTCAGACCGGATCTGGACGAATAAGGATAAACTGGTAAACAATTTGCATACAGAACTGACTCAAAGTATTATTCGAGGCGCTGATCTGAAGCAGGCCATAGACAATTTGGCGAAGACGATGGAGGTAAGCAAGGCCCAGGCCGGGCGTCTTATCATGACAGAATCCGCGGCGATATCAGCGGCGGCACAGAAAGACTGTTTTAAGGATCTGGCTGTGGAAAGGTATGAGATACTGGCCACGCTGGACAGTCATACATCGGATATCTGCCAGGAGATGGACGGGAAGGTTTTTGAGATGAAGGACTATGAGGTGGGGACGACCGCGCCGCCGTTTCATCCCAATTGCCGTTCTACCACGATTCCGTATTTCGATGATGAGTTTACAAAAGATGAGGAACGGGCAGCCAGAGATGAGGATACCGGGAAGACGCATTATGTGCCGGCGGATATGAAGTATGAAGAGTGGGAAAAACAGGCTGTTGTGAATAGCATGCCTCAAGATCAAGAAATTAAAATTACGAAAAAGATGAACCAGAATGCTTATAGCGTTGACCGCCATATGGTAAATTCTAAAGAATACCACGATAAATATGAGCAACTAAATATTGGCAAGAACACAGCAGAGCAGGCATATGTAAAGGCAAAGGATATGTTGGAATTCGCTGACGGAACACAAATGGAATATACATGTGTCCTGGATGCAAGAACTGGAAATGAAGTTTTCTATAGTAAAGGTGTTAATAAAGCAACGGCCAATAAGGTTGCAATTACAAAGGAACAGTATGACGGCATAATATCTCATGATGGCGAGATAATACTTATGCATAACCACCCGTCTAGCGGACGCCCATCAGGGCAGGATATTATGACCGTTTTTAGAGTACCAAATGCAAAGGGCTCACTGGTAGCAGGGCATGACGGCGTTGTTTATTATATATCAGATGTAAACAGAAATGTAGATATTGACAAAATATATAAAAAGCATTACGATAAGCATGTAAGAGAAATACTAAATATTGCAGATACTGCACCAATACCTGAAAAGATAGGAAAAGATGTGATGAATCAATGCAAAATAAAGGCAACAACAGATTTATATACCGAGAACCAGAAGAAAAAATACTTCAAAATAAGGAGGTTGTAGACATGGAAACAAATGACCATGTTATTCTGTTTGACGATACCGAAGAAGATAGTTCGCAATTTATTGGAGAAGAATAAATACCACTAGTCAGTAAAATGGCCAGTGGTATTTTATTGGTGTGCTGGGTATGGCACAGTTACAGTAAATAATTAAAAGAGGCACGCAGGAATTTCCTGACGTGTTATTTTTATATCCATTTTGCCAGCAGATTAGGCGTAAAACAGTCGGCTTAACTTGCAATCATGCGGAGATACCGCGTAATAAATCGTAGAGGAGAGATAAGATGAAACGGAAGTTTTTAGAAGACTTAGGAGTGGAAAAAGAGGCTGTTGATAAGATCATGGCAGAGAATGGCAACGACGTGAATGCAGCGAAAGCAGAGTATGATTCCATGAAGCAGGAGCGGGACACCATGGCGGCCCAGGTGGCAGAGCGTGATAAGCAGCTGGAAACGCTGAAAAACTCCACCGGAGATATGGAAGCGTTGAAACAGCAGATCATTACACTTCAGGCGGATAATCAGGCAGCCAAAGAGAAGTACGATGCCGATATGAAGGAACTGAAGCTTTCCACAGCGATCAGGCTGGCTCTTGGTGAATCGGCCCAGGACAGCGATTTAGTCGCCGGGCTGTTTGATAAGTCGAAGCTGATCTTATCCGATGACGGGAAGGTAACGGGGCTTGAAGAACAGTTAAAGTCACTGAAAAAGGAAAAAGCTTTTCTGTTCAAGGAAGAGAAGCCGGCGCAGGTCCAGATCAAAGGCGGGAAGCCTGCGGAGGGTGCCGGGACACCGCCAGCAGATAAGAAACCATTAGAAATGACCTACAGTGAGATGTGCAAATACCTGGAAACGAACCCAGGCGCTGCAATCGAGTAAAAGAAAGGAAGAGATAAGACATGGCAAAATTTAACGAGAAAACATTTAACCCGGAAGCATTTGGAAAGTATGTGGACCGAATTCCCAAAACAAAAAGAAATGAACTGATTAAGTCGAGGGCCATTAAGGGAAACGAACAGATCAGACAGGCGTTCAGCTCCCAGACAGGTACTTCTTACGCAACATTACCGATGAAGGGACTGCTGGAAGGGGCACCGCTCAACTATGATGGAAAGACGGATATCACGTCTGAGAGAACCACAACCTTTGAGCGAAGTGTGGTAGTATGGGGACGGTCCAAAGCATGGACAGAGGACGATTTCTCCACTGATATTACCGGTGGCGTAGATTTTATGGATAATGTGGCACAGCAGGTATCCGGCTGGTGGGATGATGTGTATCAGGATGTGCTTCTGGCAGTACTGAAGGGTATCTTTGCAATGACAGGCACAAAGAATGTGGAGTTTGTCAACGGGCATACTTATGATATTACAGCGGTGACCGGTGAAGATAAGGACGGGAATGCATTAAGCTGCGTAGGCCCGACAACCTTAAATACAGCAATCCAGAAAGCTTCCGGTGATAACAAATCAAAGTTCACGATTGCGATCATGCACTCCACCGTCGCGACCAACCTGGAGAACCTGCGGCTTCTGTCCTACATGAAGTATACCGATGCTGACGGAATTCAGCGTGACCTTGCAATCGGTACATGGAATGGCCGGGCGGTAATCATTGATGATTCCATGCCGGTAGAACATGTAGACGCAGTGGAAGAGAGCGGAACGTCTGGAACAGAAGGCTATGTGCCGGCAGCGCCAGCTTATGAAAAATACACCACATACGTTTTGGGAGACGGTGCGATTGATTTCGAGAAGATCGGCGCAGAGGTTCCGAACGAGATGCAGCGTGATCCGAAGACAAACGGCGGAGAAACCACACTGTATACCCGTGACCGTGCCTGCTATGCTCCGTACGGCATTTCCTATACGAAGAAATCCCAGGCATCCTTATCACCGACAAATGAGGAACTGGCTAATGGCGGAAACTGGACTCTGGTTAATAACGGCGGCACCGGTCAGGGATTAAAGGTCATCGATCATAAAGCCATCCCGATTGCCCGTATCATTTCCAGAGGTTAAGCCTATGGAGGCAGGGAAGTTAAAGGGGCTGCTGGGAATACCGGAAGGCGATACTTCCCAGGACCTCTCACTGGAATTCATCATTGACGATGTAACGGAAACTATTTTGAATTACTGCAATCTGGAGGAACTGCCGGCAGGATTAACCAACACGGCTTACCGCATGGCGATTGATCTTTACAGGTATGATCAGCCAGGTGCTCCCGGCGTACCGGTGACTGTGGCCTCCATATCAGAAGGAGATACTTCCACAAGTTTTACCAGCGCGGCTGATGCCTTAAATGGCGGCCTGCTAAAGGACTATCAGGGGCAGCTTAACCGGTACCGGAAACTGAGGTGGTAAGATGATAACGGACGCGATCAGACAGGCTCAGATAATGCACAGGGCCGCCATAGAGGCAACCTATAACGGTTCCTGCAATATTTATAACAGGGAGCCGAAAAGAGACCCGGAAACGGGAGTGACGGCGCTGGAAGATGTTTGCAAGCTTGAGAATCAATTGTGTCACCTCTCCTTTTCAAGTTCGGTCCCAGCGGCAGAGACCGGCACAGTTACCAATGTCACGCAAACCATTAAACTGTTTCTGGCACCGGAAATTGTCATTGCCCCAGGCAGTAAAATCGAAGTGACACAGCACGGGCGGACAGAGGTGTACGGGCAGAGCGGCAAGGCGGCTGTGCACTCTTCCCATCAGGAGATACTCCTGGAATTATGGAAGGGGTATGCGTAATGGCAAAATGGGGGGATTTTGATTTCGAGGATTTAAAGAAGCTGCAAAAGCAGGTGGAACAGATCGAGAAGGGGCGGGAGGAATTCTGCCGGAAATGCGCGAACGAACTGGCGGCCCGACTGCTCCGAATGGTGAAGCAGAGAACGCCCGTGGGAATCTACAATGCAAAAACGGTGGAATTCCTAGCACATCTGCCGGAACGGAAAGTAGAGTTTAATACAAAGTCAGGAAAGCACGTGAGCTTTACTGCAAAAGCCAAGGTGAAGAAAGTGAAGTTTACTCCTAAATCTTCCGGAAAGACGGGCGGTACTCTGCGCCGCGGTTGGACCATAGGGGAGATAAGGCACAATGGAGACCTGTACGAAATTGAAATTATCAATCCAATCATGTATGCACAGTATGTTGAATACGGACACCGGACGGCAAACCATAAAGGCTGGGTAAAAGGAAAGTTCATGCTTACAATCTCGGAACAGAAGATACAGGAGATTGCACCGGCTCTTCTGGAAAAGAAACTCGATGAATACTTGAGGGGGTGTCTTGATGTATAACGAGATCATGGACGCAGTGACAAAGCAGTTATCCGCGCTGTTCCCACCGGAAGCCGGGTACACAGTCTATACAGATGCGGTAGAACAGGGACTTTCGGAACCCTGTTTTTTTGTACAGTTTTTGGAGCCTTCTGAGAAGCCGATGATCGGGACACGATATTACCGTAAGAATGCCATGTGTATTCAATTCCTGCCGGGAGACATAGTAAAGCCTTCTCGTGAACTTAACCGGGTATTGGATATCTTAATGGAGCAGATGCTCAGGATCGAATTGAAAAGTGGCCGGAAGATAAACGGCTCAGACCGGAGCGGTCGTATTGACGGAGGTGTTTTGTTATTTCTTGTTCAGTACAATACCTTCGAAGCACGGGAGACGCAGGCGGGCAAGGAATCTATGACAGGGATTCAGATTAATGAAATGAGGTGACGACATGGCAAGAAGAAAAGAAACCGAGCGCGCAGAAGCAAAAGCAGTAGTGCACGAGGCTTGTCAGTACACAAAGGAGCAGCTGGCTGGATCCGATTATTTCCGGCCACGGCGGGATCTGGTAGAGGCTTTGCTAACAAGCGGACGTAAGTATACGATAAGCGAAGCAGAGCAGGTAATTAAGGAATTTTTGAAAGGAAAGGTGAGTTTATGTTAGGTGGTGGTAGCTTTACCGCGCAGAATAAGATACTTCCCGGCGCGTATATTAATTTTGTCAATGCAGCTTCGGCGGCGTCCATGATGGGTACAAGAGGTACGGTAGCGGTGCCGATGGTCCTTGATTGGGGAACGGAGAAAAACGTGATTGAAATGACGGCAGAGGATTTTTCTAAAAACAGCCTGGAAGTATTTGGCTATTCTTACGATGACCCCAAAATGCTCCCGGTACGTGAGCTGTTTCGAAATATGACGAAAGGCATTTTTTACCGCCTGAATGGTGGTGCGAAGGCTTCTAATGATTTTTGTACTGCGAAATACAGCGGAGAAAGAGGCAATAGCCTTATGACTGTGATTTCGAAGCATGTAGATGATGAAAGCAAGTTTGACGTCATAACGCTTTTAAGTGGAAAAGAAATAGAGATCCAGACCGTTACAGCGGCAACGGAGCTGAAAGAAAATCGTTACGTTTCTTTCAAGAAGGATGCTACTCTGGCAGAAACAGCTGGGACGTCGCTGACCGGAGGCAGCAACGGGGACGAAGTATCCGGGGAAGAATATTCTGGCTTTCTTGAGAAAATCGAGAGTCGTTCCTTCCAGATCCTGTGCTGCCCTGCAAAAGAAGAACAGGTAAAGGCATTGTTTTCGGCTTTTACTAAGAGAATGAGAGAAGAAAACGGGATTAAGTTCCAGACGGTGGTGCATCAGTATACCGCGGCCGATTATGAAGGTGTTATTTCTGTGGAGAATGAGGCTGCAGAGGATTCGGCCGGGCTTGTCTACTGGGTAGCCGGTGCGGAGGCTGCCTGCGCAGTGAATAAGACGGTCGAAAACATGGTATATGATGGCGAGTACACCGTGAAGGCCGAATACACTCAGCTGCAGCTTACAGACGGGATCAAGGCGGGAAAATTATTCTTTCACAAGGTGGGAGATGAAATCAGGGTGTTAATGGATATTAATACCTTAGTGAACTATACCGACGAGAAAGGCGAAGATTTCTCAAACAATCAGACCGTGCGTGTTTTGGATCAGATAGGGAATGATATTGCAGCAATATTCAACAACCGGTATTTGGGTAAGATCCCAAATGATGATGCAGGCCGGGTAAGTCTGTGGAACGACATTGTGTCTTACGTGAAACAGATGGCTGGAATACGTGCTATTGAGGCTGTGGAGTCTAAAAAGATCAAGGTGGAGAAGGGACAGACAAAACGGTCGGTTGTCGTGAATCTTCCAGTGGAGCCGATTAACTGCATGAGTCAGCTGTACATGACTGTGGTGGTTCAGTAGAAAGGAGCATTGAGAAATGTTAAATAATCCGATTATGAATGCAAAGGACGCAATCAGCGCATCACTGGCAGAGTGCTTTGTTACGATTGAAGGAAACCGGTATAATTTTATGCAGGCGATCAATTTGGAGGCCAGCATTGAGAAGACGAAATCAGAAATTCCAATTCTGGGAAAGACGGGGAAAGGTAATAAGACAACAGGCTGGAAAGGAAGCGGATCAGCGACCTTCCATTATAACACCAGTATCTTCCGGCAGCTTCTGTATCGGTATAAGGAGACGGGAGAGGACGTGTATTTTGATATTCAGGTCACAAACGAGGACCCAACAGCCGGAGTGGGACGCCAGACTGTTATTTTGAAAGACTGTAACCTTGATGGTGGCATTCTAACAAAGTTTGACGCAGATGCGGAATATCTGGATGAGGATGCAGATTTTACTTTTGAGGATTTTGAAATTCCAGAGACATTTGGAAACCTTACGGGAATGCAGTAAAAGAAAGAGAGGATAAGCAATTATGGGAGATTTAAGCAGATTTTTAAAGAAGAATAAAAAGACGAAAGAGAACATTAAGATTCCGGCAACGATGTCTTTAACGGATGAGAACGGAACTCCTTTATTGTGGGAGGTTAAGCCGATTACTACAAAAGAGGATAACGCTATCCGTGAGGCATGTACTGTTGACGTTCCAGTGACAGGCAAGCCGGGAATGTTCCGCCCCAAATTTGATGGTAACAAATACCTTGCAAAAATGGCGGCGTCCTGCATCGTATTCCCCAATTTAAATGATAAGGAATTGCAGGATTCTTACGGAGTCATGGGAGCGGAGCAGCTGATCACCGAGATGATCGACGATCCGGGCGAGTACAATGATTTCATGAACCGGGTCCAGGAGTATCATGGTTTTAAAGAAACATTTCAGGACAAGGTAGAAGAAGCAAAAAACTAATCGAGGGAGACAGCTTGGAGGCGAATATCGCATACTACTGTCTCCACAAACTTCACAAGTGGCCGCATGAGTATCTGGAACTTGACGAGATGGAACAAGCTTATGTGGCCGCTGCGGTGGAAATCAAAATTAAAAATGATAAAGAGGCTGAGAAGAAGTCAAAACAAAAGAGCAAAGGGAAAAGACGGTAGATTCTGGAATAATAATATGGTATGATATGCTCATAAGAGAAAGGAGCGTGTACCATGGGATTGTTCGGAAAGAAAGAAAAGATACCTGATGGAATAAGGGTTTGCTATTACGAAGGCGAATTGAGAGAATTTCCCACAGATTATGCTTGTCAGTTATTATTAATGGACGATGTTCTTAGAATAACAAAAATTAAACCATATGTAGAGGTTCGACTGGACAGACAACGTATACTAAGTATAGACATTTATATGAATGAAGCTGAGTATATGGCAAAATATAAGGGTAATGCAATGACAACTTCTAAATGTAAATCTATACCAAAGCACTATTATGTATTAAACTACTTGGATAAAGCTGGAGAAAAGAAACATATGGATTTTTGGGGTACAGCCGGTGAAACAGGAGATATGAGAAAAATGGCTATAAAAATAGCAGATAGTAAGGAAGTTAAAAGTTATGATATTTAAAAATTAGCACCTTGAGAAATCGGGGTGCTTTTAGTTTGAATAAAAAGGGGGTGAATGAATGTCTGTTAGCTCAACATTACAAATAAATGACCGCATGACACCTGCGTTACAGTCAATAACAACGGCCATGAATATGATGGTAAGCAGCTTTTCGGCAGCACAGACCGCATCTGAAACAGCTGTTAATAGCGCTCAATGGAATGCAGCAACACAAGCAGTACAGGCAGCTTCAGCAGCGGTTGAAGAATATCAACAGGAATTAGAATCTGTACAAAATAGGCCGGTTACAGTTCCAGAGCCGTCATGGAGCAGTGTTGTGACAGCGCAGACGCCTTCTGTCTCTGGAACTGAACAATTTCAGCAGGAATATCAGGCCGCAACTGTGGCGGCTCAACAATTGTACCAGACTCAACAGGCAATTTCTGCACAGGCACGTAATATGACTGTGACGCCTCCGGGAATGCTTAATGATGTGGCGGCAGTGGAAAACCGTATGCAGGCGCTTTCCTTGCGTGTACAGGAGATTAATAACATTCCTATTGATATGCGTACTGATAAAGTCAATCAGGAATTGGTGACGTTGAATGGTCAATTGAGTCAGGCAACCTCTATTCAGGGAGACTTAAGCGATGCCATGTCCCATATGGATATCAGCGCTGCTAATGCAGCATATAGACAGCTCGTCTCTGTTATGGATACTGCGGAAGTAAATATAAAGGATAATATAGTTGCGCAGGAACAGTTTAACAGATCAATCACCGAAGGGAAAAGCGCCGCCACTGCTCTCGGAAGCAAAATAAAGCAGTTTGTTGGCATGTATTTAGGAGTTCAAGGCATAAAAATGGCCGTCAATTTTGTCGGTGATACTACATCATTACAAAATGTCCAGACAGAAGTCGAAACAAAATTAGGGGCAGTTATGCGGCAGCGTATGGGGGCTACTCCTGAAATGATACAGAGCATTAAAGACTTGACATCTGCACAGCAACAATTGGGTGTTGTTGGTGATGAGGTACAGTTATCCGGTGCACAGCAGTTATCTACTTTTTTAACTACAGATACCGCTTTAAGCACTTTGATACCTGCAATGAATAATCTGGCAGTGCAACAAAATGGCGTAAATGTAAGTTCCCAGGATATGGTCAATATCGGTAATATGATGGGAAAAGTTATGCAGGGGCAGGTTGGAGCACTTACCAGAGTGGGTGTTACATTTGATGCAGCTCAGGAAAAAGCATTAAAATATGGAAACGAACAGGAACGCGCTGCCACGCTGGCCGAGGTTATTACCAATAATGTAAGCGAAATGAATTCGATCATGGCGGCCACTCCGCAAGGCCAAATACAGCAGATGGCAAACACATGGGGAGACATTAAAGAAGTTGTTGGAGGAAAATTATATCCCGCAGTTATGAGCTTTTTTACAGCAGTAAATACAAATATGCCACGAGCTGAAAGTGTTATAATGGGGGTGGCTGGGGGGCTTAATCTGCTAATAACGGGATTTGGATATATTATAGATTTTGCGGGTAATGCGGCTGGAGTCATTCAAGATAACTGGTCGTGGATCGCTCCAATTATTGGAGGCGTAACATCTGCGGTGATAGCTTATAATGTGGCAACAGGGATTGGCACAATTATAACAGGAGCCTCTGCGGTGGCTGAAGGTATTAAAGGTGCTGCATTAGCTTTGTCAACGGGTACGACTTTTGCGGCCACGGCTGGTCAATATGGTCTGAATGCTGCATTGCTTGCTTGTCCTATCACGTGGATAGTAGGAGCTATCCTGCTGTTTGTTGCTGCTATCTATATTGTTATCGGGGCAATCAACAAATTTAAAGGCACGTCTATAAGTGCTACCGGTGTAGTGGCGGCAATATTTGGAACGCTTGCAGCACATATTGTTAATACGTTTATTGTCCCGACATGGAATGGAATAGCTGCTTTCATCAACTTTTTTTATAATGTCTGGAATGATCCGGTAGCATCAGTAAAAATATTATTTTATGATTTAGCATCTACAGTAATCGGCTACATTGTCAATATGGCTCATGCAATTGAGGATGTAATCAATAAGATACCTGGTGTACAGGTGAGTATCACAGCGGGCCTTGACAATTTCCAAAACCAGATAAAATCGGCGGCACAAGAAGCAAAAGACGCGTCGGGCTGGAAAGAGATTGTTGGATCGATGTCATATATTGATTATTCGGATAATGCAAGTAAGTGGTATGACAAAGGGGCTGCGGGTGAAGCGGCGTTAAAGGATATTATGAGCGGAGGTACCGCATTCAATATCGAATCAGAGTCCGCAGCACAAACAGCCTTAAACACAGGAAGCACAGCGGGCAACACTGCGAAAATAGCTGATGCCATGGATGTTATGGACGAAGATTTAAAATATATGCGTGATGCTGCGGAACAGGAGATTATAAACCGTTTCACCCTGGCCGAACTGAAGGTAGACGTTAAAAATAGCAACACACTTACAAAGAAAGCAGATTTTGATGATATGGGAAGTTTTCTTTCCACTTTTACCAGCGAGTTTCTCAGTGCATCTGCGGAAGGGGGACATATTTAATGGCATACGAAGTATATATTGATGATATGTTACTGCCGCTTCCACCACAAAAGATACCGATCAAATACCCGGGTCAGAATAAAAGTACTACCCTGATTAATGGGGAGGAAATTAATCTGATCCGGCCGTCGGGTCTTGCTGAAATCACAATTGATGTAGTCATACCGCAGATGAATTATCCGAGTGCTGTATGGGATGGAAGTATTGACGATGCAGAGGACTTTCTTGACCATCTTCACGATCTGAAGGAGAGCGGGGACTCGTTTGAATTTATTGTAATCCGGGACGGCCCCGGCAGAAATGATTTCTTTGACACCAATATTGATGTAACCCTCGAGGATTATAAAATATCGGACGATGTGAAAGAGGGATTAGACCTGGTTGTATCACTGACCATGAAGGAGTATAAAAGCTACGGGACAAAAATCATGAATTTTGTGATTGTGGAAGACCAGCCTGTACCGGCGGCCGAGGAGCCGGAGCCGGAGCGGGAGGGATCGCCGCCGGCTGCAGAGACTTATACTGTGCAGAAAGGGGACTGCCTCTGGAACATTGCAAAAAAGAAGCTGGGGAATGGCAGCCGCTGGCAGGAAATTTACAATCTCAACCGTGACAAAATCAGCAATCCGAACCTGATCCAGCCCGGGTGGGTTCTCACAATGCCGGCATAGGAGGCAGCGCAGATGGAAGTACATTTATACATTCAGAATGGCCAGACCGTGTATGAGCCTGTAGTACAGGGAAGCATCACATGGGAGACTGAACGGAAAGGGCAGCCAGGGAAATGCTCCTTTACAATCATTCCGGACAGTACATTAAAGATTGAGGAAGGGAATGCCCTGCGACTGGACGTATCTGGTAAGCCTGTATTCTTCGGGTTCATCTTTGAAAGAAGCTGGAACAGTGACGGCATCATGAAAGTGACGGCATATGACCAGCTCCGGTATCTGAAAAATAAGGATAGTTACAATTATGACAAATTGACAGTCGGTGAAGTGATCCAGATGATCGCCAGGGATTTTAACCTTCAAACTGGCACGCTTGCCGATACGGGATATCTGCTTTCCAGAAATGAAAAAGACAGCACACTTTTTGACATTATCTTAAACGCCCTGGATTTAACCATGATCTATACCGGAAAAATCTATGTTCTCTATGATGATGTGGGAAAGCTGACACTGGAAAATGTAGAAGATATGAAGCTGGACATCGTGATTAATGGCGAAACAGCTCAGGACTATGACTACAAAATCAGTATAGACAGCAATACCTATAATCAGATCAGGCTGTATTACGACAACAGCAATACAAAGAAGCGTGAGACCTACATGGTGAAGGACACAGAAACCATTAATAAGTGGGGCGTACTCCAGATGAATGAATCCATAGATAAAGGCGTTGATGGCCAGACTGTAGTGGAGAATTACTTAAAGCTTTACAACCAGCCATCAAAGAGCCTGACCATCAAAGATGCCTTCGGAGATGTCCGGGTGCGTGCCGGCTGTCTGATTCCGGTATTTCTGGATATTAAGGATATGCAGTTAAAAAACTATCTGCTGATTGAATCTGTCACCCACAAGATTGATGAAGGTGTGCACACCATGGATTTAAAACTGAAAGGAGCTGGAATCAATGGCTGATGCTGAATGGATTGGAAATATCAGAAAAATAGTACTTCAGGCCATAGAAGCGGGAAATCCCTGTGATGTAGTTTTCGGGACAGTGGCGAAATCGGCGCCTCTGGAGATCCAGATAGGCCCCAAAACATTTTTGCAGCCATATCAACTGATCCTTCCGCAGGGTCTGACAGACCATACTGAGGAAATGAGTATACCAGAAATTGGAACTGTAAATGCCACTGTTAAAAATGCATTGAAGGCGGGAGAGCAGGTGCTGTTAATTCAGAAGTGGGGCGGCCAGCAGTACCTGGTGGTGGACCGCTGGCAGGAAGGAGGCTGACATGCTGCCTGAGACTGGAAACATTTTAAAGCAGGACTTTGAAATCCGCCAGATTCCTTCTAAAACCTACAGGCTGGTTACGGCAGGCGCTTCTGGCTGGACGGAGGGGGCGGACGCAGCGGGTATTTCCGCAAATACGGAGGGGCTGGAAGTAAAAGGGGTTTCGGGAAAGACAGACGGACTGGAAGCGGTAAAACAGTCCGTTTTTTGTATCCTTCATACGGAGCGGTTTGACTGGCTGATTTACAGCTGGAATTATGGCGTGGAACTGAATGAATTGTTCGGTAAGTCTCCGGGGGTTGTGAAATCGAAGTTAAAAAAGAGGATACGGGAAGCATTGACGCAGGACGACAGAATCGTAAGCGTTGATGCTTTTTCTTTTTCCGTGTCCGGAAGTAGGCTGCATGTCTCTTTTTGCGTTCATACGAAATTCGGTGTCATGGAAGCCGGAACGGAGGTAGAAATCTGATGTACGGGGATATCAGTTATGAGGTCATTTTAAAACGAATGATGGAGCGGGCGCCGGCTGGGGTGGATAAAAGAGAGGGATCTATTTTATATGATGCCATGGCACCGGCTGCTGCGGAGATACAGAACACCTATATTGAACTGGGCTGGGCGCTGGAACAGATATTCGCAGATACAGCAATCCGGGAATATTTGGTAAAGCGCTGCAAGGAATGGGGAGTTGTGCCTTATCCGGCAACTAAGGCTTCATTAAAGGGCGAGTTTAATATGGAAATCGCTTTAGGGGAACGTTTTTCCCTTGGCACATTGAATTACACGGTGGTAGAAAAAATCGGTGATAAAATCTACCAACTGGAGTGTGAAACACCTGGAACTGCCGGAAACCGAAACCTTGGGGCCCTGATCCCGATCAATTACATTCAGGGACTGACCCATGCGGAATTGACAGAAGTACTCAAAGAAGGTTCGGAAGAGGAATCAACGGAAGCACTCCGGGAACGGTTCCTTTTCAAAGTTCAGAAGCCATCTACCAGTGGAAATATCTATGATTACTATAACTGGACGATAGAATGTGCCGGGGTAGGTGCTGCTAAGATATATCCTCTGGCCCTGGGGCCCGGTACTGTAAAAGTGGTGATTGCTGATGCAGAGAGATCGGCAGCAACGCCGGAACTGATCGAGCAGGTAAAGAACCATATCGAAGAGCTCCGCCCGATCGGTGCCGATGTCTCTGTTGTTTCCGCCAGAGAAAAAGCAATTGCCGTGACGGCCAGAGTCAGGCTGCAGAATGGTGTGAACCTGGGAAGTGTCCAGGAAATGCTTATGCTGGAGCTTACGAACTTCTTACAGGAGGGGGCCTTTGATGTATCTTATGTTAGCCTGGCGAAAGTCGGAAATCTGCTGCTGAATACAACTGGGGTGGAAGACTTTACAGAGCTGCTGCTGAATGGGCAGGGAGCTAATGTCAGCTTGGCTGATGAGGAGATCGCAGTGGCCGGAGCAGTCGCGCTGGAGGTGATGCAGTAGTGAAAATCAGTACTTATACGGAAAAACTGAATAAAGTGGACGGTAATGTATACGTGATCGAAGAAGAGGTATCACTGATCGATGGTGTATATGGTGCCCCTCTGGCGCATGATAATGTAAATACTTCCACGCTGGCCGTCTACACCGGGCCAAAGCTGACAGGGGACCGGATCCAGTCTTATGCGCTGTCTACGCCCAGCCTTATGCCATGGAAGCGGCTGATCCGCATCTATGCGGATGTACCCACAGCCTATATCAGCTATGAGACAGATGGGGATACTGTGGAGGCAGAAGATGTAAACCGATTACAGGAAAGCACGATATTAACTCAAAAAGCACTTAATGACGAGGTGATACGTGCTGAAACTGTTGAAGCGTCCCTTGCCAATGATATCTTAAATGAAACTGTAAGGGCGGAAAGTGCAGAGAGAGTATTATCAGATAATTTAGCGGCGGAGACCTCCAGAGCTGAAGAGGCAGAAAAGAAGTTGACAGATGATCTTTTTGTTGAGATAACACGCGCAATAGGAGCAGAGGCGACGTTGACCGAAAACCTTTCTGCCGAAGCTGCAAGGGCCACTGAAGCAGAGCAGAAACTCACCACTGATTTATCGGCCGAAGTGATAAGATCAAAGGCGGCTGAGAAGACGTTGACCGATAATCTATCAGCAGAGATATCGCGGGCGACTGGAGCAGAGAAGGTTCTGACGGATAACCTTGCTTCCGAAACAACTCGTGCAACCGGAGCAGAAAAATCGCTTACGAGTAATCTTAATGCAGAAGTGACGAGAGCAAAGGCCGCGGAAAAGGCGAATGCTGACAATATTACAACAGAGTCGAACCGGGCAACGGTTAAAGAAAATGAGCTGCAAGGCAGTATTCAGACTGAGACGACGAGAGCGCAGGCGGCAGAGAAGACCTTAACGGACCATCTATCCGCGGAAGTTACCCGTGCGAAAGCCGCGGAAAAGACGAATGCCGATAACCTAACAGCAGAAGTAACCCGATCAAAAGGAGCAGAAAAGACTCTGACTGATAACCTTGCTGCTGAGGTTACGAGAGCAAAGGCCGCTGAGAAAACCAATAGTGACTCAGTATCAGCAGAGGTTACCCGGGCTACTGCCGCTGAGAATGATATACGTAGTACAATCTCCACCAACAAGCCTAACTGGGATGATAAGTATACAAAGAATGAGGTAGACAATAAGTTTTCCGCGCTGGAAACGGCCATCGACTGGAAAGAGGCAGTTAATACCTTCTCGGACCTTTCGACTGCTTACCCTCATCCGGATGATGGCTGGACAGTCAATGTCAAAGATACGGATTATACCTATCGCTGGAGTGGCACGGCCTGGATAGCAATCTCGGCTAACGCAATTCCAAAAGCTACCCAGAGCGTGGACGGACTCCTATCCAAAGAGGATAAAGCGGCTCTTGATGATACGAACGCAAAGAAGCATATCCATAGCAATAAGTCCACGCTGGATAAGCTGACAGAGGTGCTGCTGGCAAACTGGACTGATGCCTATAATAAACGGCACGAGCACGGGAACAAGACCGTATTAGATAAACTCACCCAGGCCATGCTTGATAAATTGGCAGGGATTGCAACCGGAGCCGAAGTGAATGTTCAGTCTGATTGGAGCGCAACGGATTCTGCGTCCGACGCATTTATTAAAAATAAGCCGACCTCCATGACTGCAAAGGGTGGTGAGTCTGATACGGCTGTTAAGTTAAAAACTGCGCGTACAATTAATGGGATTGCATTTGATGGCTCAAAGAATATTACGATAGAAGCTAATACTCCGATAAAGCAACTTACCAGTGGTTCACTTGATGATGTAAAAACTTTTGGGGATTATTATGCTGCCGGCGGAAATTCTGTAACTGGAAAACCGGAAAGCGTAGATCATTTTGGGCTGTGTGTTTTACGTGTAGCAAGTGGATATATTGGACAAGAACTCGATGTTAATGGTCGGAAATGGACGCGAATGTACAACAGTAGTACGAGTGCTTGGAGTGGTTGGGTAGAGTTTTTCTCAGAAGGGCATAAACCGGCATGGAGTGATGTAACCGGAAAGCCCAGTGCCTTTGTTCCGGCGGCGCACTCACATACAAAAAGTCAGATATCAGACTTTCCCTCTTCCATGCCTGCATCCGATGTAGCAGCATGGGCGAAAGCTACGACGAAGCCTTCCTATGGGTGGACTGAGATAACTGGTAAGCCGAGTACTTTTGCGCCGTCAGCTCATACTCATACGAAAAGCCAGATCACGGATATGCCGACTAAGGTGTCTCAATTTACAAATGATACTGGATATATTACTGCTGCTGATGTCGATACCAGTCAGAATCATGTTCATGCGAATAAGAGTGTGCTGGATAAGATAACGCAAGCTCTCCTGGATAATTGGAATGCAGCACATACCCATGTAAGTGACACGGTAAAGCATATCACGGGAGCTGAGCGAACAAATTGGAATGATGCAAATGGTAAAAAGCATACTCACGGTAATAAGAGCATTTTGGACGGAATCACACAAGCTTTAGTTGATAAATGGAACAGTGCTTTGACTGCATTGCCTGCTCATGCCCATACAAAATCACAGATAACTGACTTTCCAGCATCACTTCCAGCAAATGGAGGTACTGCAAATTATGCAAATTACTTGAATGTTAATAATATAGCGGCTAATACAGATCTTAATACAATTACAACACCGGGATATTATTACTGTCCTATGAGCGCAACTGTAACAACATTTAAAAATAGCCCAACATCAATGGCTTTTTTCATGGAAGTAGGAAAACACGCTGGGGTATACCAGAAGATTGTGGAGTACACTGTCAGTAATCCGAAAACATATGAAAGGAATTATTATAGTGATTCATGGGGAACATGGAAAAATATCACTGTTCTAACTCCTGTTCCAGCTGGCGCAAAATTCACAGACACGGTTTATACACATCCAGCAACAGCCGGTAATAAACATATTCCTGCCGGCGGAGCTTCCGGGCAATTCCTGAAATGGTCTGCCGATGGTACTGCGGTATGGGCGGCAGATAATAATACTACGTATTCGACATTTAAGGCAGCAACGGCTAGCGCCGCCGGCGGAACGGGTCTGGTTCCGGCTCCCGCCGCAGGAGCACAGGCAAAGTATTTAAGGGCGGATGGAACATGGCAGACGCCCACAGATACGACTTATAGTGATATGAAGGGGGCAACGGCCAGCGCCGCAGGCACGCATGGACTTGTGCCAGCGCCAGTTGCAGGGGCGCAGGGAAAGTACTTAAGAGCTGACGGAACCTGGCAAACACCGCCGGATACGAATACTACTTATGGCGCGGCTACTCAAACAGCAGCTGGTCTTATGCCGGCGGCCGATAAAAAGAAATTAGATGGTGTAGCAGCTGGGGCCAATAATTATGTTCATCCTTCTACACACTCTGCCAGTATGATTACACAAGACGCCACTCACCGGTTTACCTCGGATACAGAAAAAAATGGATGGAATAAGTTCTTGTTTTCGGCGGCCATCACAGTTCCTGCTTCCGGCTGGAGCGCAGGGGCGCCTTACACCCAGACCGTGTCTGTTTCTGGTTTGACTTCTGCTATGGATGTCATGCTGACGTTGAATATTACCGGCAGTCCTAATACTGATCAGGTAAAGGCATGGAAAGCAGCGTTAGGCATGATTGATGTCGGAACAACCGCCGATGGATCGGTTACATTTACGTGTTACAGCAAGAAACCGGCCGTTGACCTGCCACTATACATAAAAAGCGTTTAGGAGGAGCATATGTACGGAAATACATTATATGGTCTTGCAAAATATGCACGGGAGGCGGAGGACAGCCATACATCGGAAGAATATTTTGTGGACCTGGCCCGATACGTACCGCCATTCCTGGCAGAGCTGCGGGAGCTTTCCGCCCTTTATGAGACAGAAGGGTACGAAATTGGATATCTCGAACATAATCTAAGGGATTTGTTTGACCAGTGCTTTATTACAACGGCAACCTGGGGGCTGGTGCTGTGGGAACGGATGTATGGAGTAACCACAAATATGTCTTTATCCTATGAGCAACGCCGGGAGATTTTGATGGCAAAGCTGCGGGGACAGAGTACGACGACAAAGCAGATGATAGAGGATACGGCGGCAGCATTCTCAGGCGGAGAAGTACAGGTAATTGAAGATAATCCCCATCATCATTTTATTGTGCGCTTTGTTGGTGTCAAAGGAATTCCCAGAAACATGCAGGCATTTATTGATATGTTGGAGGATATTAAACCGGCTCATCTGTCCTATAGCTTTGAATATACCTATACCGTATGGGGCAATTTGAAGGGACTAACTTGGGGAGATTTAAAGGCACAGACCTGGGGAGAGATAAGAATCATGGAAGGAGTATAAGCAGATGCAGACAACACAGAATTACAGCTTGAAGAAGCCGGAAGAAACTGATGTGATTACCATCAGCGACTTGAATGATAATATGGATATCATAGATGAAGTTATGAAGAAGTTTGTAAACCGACGGATTTTGAAGCTTATGGCCGCAGGCTGGAGCGGTTCTTACCCGTTCACTCAGGCAGTAGACGCTGCAGGGATAGCCGTGGCTGATGATATCAAGGTGATTGGAGTTTACATTCCGGCGAATGCCACATTAGAACAGGTGAAAGCCTGGAACAAGGCGGCAGGGTATCTGATGTGTAATCCGGATGGGGTGGCAGATGGGAAAATAATCTTTAAGGCATATAAGAAACCGACAGTAGATTTTCAGATTTTGACAGAAGGAGCATGAGACGATGGGAAAAGTAATACCGATGCTGGGCGGAGGCGGCGGAGCGGATCTGGATGTGATTACCGCGACGGCGGCTGATGTGCGGGCGGGAAAAGTAATTGTTGATAAAGAAGGAAATCCGGTGGCTGGAGTAGAGCCTGAGCGAGGGAATTGGACCGGGAATGTAGCGATGAATGGTAAGATTACAATTCCTGACGGCCATCACGGGGGTGGCGGATACGTAAATGGTCCGGCCGTCACTCAGCGGGGAGCCTGGAACGGAGCTGTGGGAATGAATGCACAGGTGGCAATCCCGGAAGGGTACCATAATGGAGCCGGTAAAGTGACGGGGCCTTCTGTTGCTTACCAGAATGCAGATGTATCAGGTACCGATCGAGCCAACGCGACAAATCGTTCCTGCTGGGACGGTACAATCTGTTTGGGCGTGCGCAATAACCATTATTTAAACGGGGTAAATTGGATTCAATTCAGTGATCCAAATTTCCGTGCATCGAACTTTAAAAAGGGCGTTCCTATAATGGGCCTTA